CTACCCCTGGTCGTAGTACCGGGCGACGGCACCGTCGATGCCCGCGTGTGCCACGCCGAGGCCGACGACGACCGCCTCAAGCGCGTCGTAGGCCTCGAGCACGCTGTCGCGGACGGCGAGCCGGCGCTCGTCGGCCACGAGCGCGAAGGTCGGGTCGCCGTGCCCGCCCGAGGCGCGCTCCGTCGTGTCGTCGCGCGGGCGGATGACGGGCGGGGCCTGCCACTGGATCGCCTCGGCGGCCTCGAGGTCGCGGGCGAGCAGGAGCGCGCGCTCGGCGAGGTCGCGAAGAATGGGAGGGAGTGGGCGGCGGGTCATGGTCGGTCCTATCGGGTCGTGGTGGTCATCGGGCGTCGAGCTCCGGCGGGATGCCGTACGCGCTGCCCCAGGAGCGGCCCGTCACCTCGCCGGTCGAGGTCAGCGGGACGCCGTAGAAGTTGCCGGACATGATGCGGCCGAGCTCGAGCGCGACCTCTTCAGCCTCGCGCTCGGGGGCCTGGGCGAGGAGCTCGTCGTGGACGGGCAGGAGAAGGTGGTCGCCAAGGCCGGCCTCGAAGACGTCCACGATCGCTTGGGCGAGCACGTCGCGGGCGGTCGACTGGACGACGTAGTTGGTCGCGGCGTAGAGCCGGTCGCGGTCGAGGGGGAGGTGTCGGCCGGAGATCGTGACGACCTCCTTGCGGCCGAACTCGGCGCGGCGCTGGAGCTTGCCGGCGTAGCGCTTGATCTCCGGGTAGACGCGGTCGTACTCGGCGATCGCCCGCTTGACGCTCTCGAGGTCGGCGCCGGTCTGGCGGGCCAGGGTGGTCGCCCCGCCGCCGTAGACCTTGCCGAAGCCGACGCCCTTCATGAGCTTTCGGTGGAACTTCGAGAAGCCGTCGCCGTAGACGAGGCGGGCGGTGAAGTCGTGGAGGTCCTCGCCGTCGGCGATCGCCCGCTTCATGCCCGTCACGTCGGCCAGGGCCGCCAGGACGCGCAGCTCGATCTGGTCGTAGTCGCTGGCGATCATCATGTGCCCGGGGTCGGGGACGACGGCTCGGCGGATCTTCCAGTCACCGGACGGGAGCTGCTGGAGCGGGGGCCGCGACACGCTCATGCGGGCCGTGCGCGCCTGGAGCCCGCCGATCATCGGGTGGAGGCGGTCCTCGTCGTCGCGGAGCGCGAGGAACTGGTCGACGTAGGCCGTCTGCCACTTCTCGGCCCGCTTCGCGCGAAGCACGGCGTCGGCGAGGGGGTTCGGCGTAGCGGTCTCGTCGATCGGGTTCCAGCCGTTGTCGAGGTTCGCCAGCGGCAGGAGGACCGCCTTGTCGACCTTCGGGGCGCCGGACGCGGTCTGCTCGGTGAGTTCGACGCCCATGCCGGCCAGGGCCGTCGCGACCTGCGTCGTCGAGTTGACGTTCTCGACGCCGTAGCGGGCGGCGACGCCACGGAAGCGCTCGGCCTCGGCGGTGAGGTCGCCGCGCAGGCGCTCGATGTAGTCGACGTCGAGGCGCATGCCCTTGCGCTGCATGATCGACAGGAGGCCCTGGAGGTGGTGCTCGAACTTCGACAGGTCGGACAGGCCGAGGTCCTTCACGAGCGGGGCGAGCTCGTAGAAGAGGCGGGTCACGAGGATCACGTCGAGGCCGGCGTAGCGGACGTAGGTCGGCTCGTCGACGGGGATGCCGGCCCAGCCGGTCTCCTTGGTCAGCCCGAGCGAGCGGAAGACGGCGGTCAGGCCGGCCTGCGTGTCCGGGGCGGTGTCGTCGACGTAGATCGCCGAGAGGGGCTTGAGGCTGAGGCCCGCCCCGCCCTCGAACTCGCTGCGGGGGTCGATGAGGTGAGCGAGGATCCGCGTGTCGAAGACGCGGTCGGCGAGCTCCTCGATTGTCACGCCGAGGTGGCGGTCGATGACCTGCGAGTCGAAGGCCCAGTTGTGGGCGACGAAGGCGCGCGGCTGTCGGAGGGCCCGGACGATCGCGTCGCGGAAGCGGTCGGCCTGGAGGACCCAGGCCTCGCGACCGTTGCCGATCTGCACGAGGCGGAGGCCGTAGCCGGGGGAGTAGATGTCGAGGCCGGTGGTCTCGGTGTCGAGGCCGAGGACCTTGTCGCCGCGGGCGAGGAAGGCCTCGAAGCCCGCGAGGTCCTGGCGCGACTCGGGGTAGAAGATCCGGCACTCGTCGCCGGCGATGGTGTGGTCGAACGTGAGCACGGGGCCCTCTCGGTCGTAGAACGGGGACGCCCCGCCTCCCGAGCGCGCGGCAGGGGAGGCGGGGCGAGGGTGGGGCGACTCAGCCGCGGGCGGCGGTGATGAGCTGCGCGAGGGCGACGGTCGTGTCGAGGCCGGCGGTGTCGGCGCCCCCGGCGCCCAGGACGGCGCGGAGGTCCTCGACGTCGACGACGGGGCGGACGGCGGGCTGCTGGTCCTCGAGGTAGCCGACGAGGCACTCCGGCGCGACGTTGTAGCTGCCAGCCCCGTCGACGCTGACCGTGAGGTCCCCGTCGTCGTCCAGGCGGCCCCCGTGCTGCACCGTGACGAGGTCGCCCTCACGGACCGTCGTGTCGAAGTCCCGCTCGCCGTACATCGTGTAGAACGGCCGGGGCCCAACGCGGTAGGTCCGCTCGTCGCCGCTCACGCCGACACCTCGACGAGCAGCTCGGCGAGCTTGGCCGCTGCGGCGACGTCCTCGGCCGACGACGGGGCGCCGCGGTGGGCGGTCGCCTTCTCGTAGGCCTCGGCGAAGGTGAGGGGCTCGCGGGAAGGGGTGGGCTCGTCTTCGACGAGGGTGAGGAAGGCCGGGTGGATGTACTGGTTGAAGCGGGCCCCCTCGACGACGTAGTTGCCGTTGCCGGCGCGGCTCCGGACGGTTCCGACCTCGCCGAACGCCCGCGGGCTCACGAAGCCGGTGCCGTCGGCGGACAAGCCCGCGTGGTCAGCGACCCGGACGCGGTCGCCGACGGCGAAGGTCTGCTCGACCGGCGTCAGCGCCGAGGCGCGGACGTAGCGCGTGCCGGTGCGGCCGGCCCAGTCTGCGCGGACGTCGCCGTCGTCGTCGACGTAGCCGGTTTCGACATCGACGACGTCTCCGACGGCGAGGTTGTCGACGTCGACCGCGTCATATCCCCAGACGGGCTTGCGCGTCACGCGGTACTTGCCAGGGGTCAGGTTCTCGCTCATGGTGCTCCTCTGCTCTGCGGCGTCGCGCCGCGCTGTGGTGGACACAGGAGGAGAGGGCCAGGGTGCTCGTGGTTGCTCACATAAAGCCGCGGGACCCGCCCGAGCACACAACGGCATCGCGAGCGATGGGCTTGTGTGCTCATACAACGAGCCCCGCCCCTCCGGGTGGAGGAGCGGGGCTCAGGTGTCACAGGTCGAGCGCGTCCAGGTCGGCGCCCTGCATCTTTGGGAGCTGCGCCAGCGGGGGCGCTTCGGGGGCGACCTCCTCCGGCTCCGGGTCGGTGTGCGCGTCGACCGGGTCGAAGTCGGACCGGCGCGACGGGCGGAGGCCCTGGATCACGAACTTGCCGCCGGTGGAGCGCTTCCGGGTGTAGCCGCGCTCCTCGAGCGCCCGGTAGAGCGCCCGGCTGCTCCACTTCTTGAGGTCGAGGTAGTTGCCCTCGTCGGCGTAGGCCTGGAACGCCGCGAAGACCTTCGTCGCCTCGACCCGGCTGCCCTCGTCGGCGACGTAGATGCCCGGGAGGAAGCCCTCGAGCACGTCGGACGCCGCGCGGTAGTCGGCGGTGCCACCCTGCACGACGACGGGGTCCTCGAGGCCGCCGGCGTACCACTGCCGGGCGCCCTCGATCGCCCACGTCAGGATCCCCTGCGACTCGCCGAGGAGCGTGTCGCCGAGGCGGTGGTCGCGCTCGTGGGGTGCGAAGTAGCGCTCCCACGGGATGAGCTTGACGCGCCGCCAGAGGCCCTCGTCCTGGCCCTTGAAGGACGGCTTGAAGTTCGTCGCGAGCATGAGGAGGAACGTCGGCCGGAACTCGAAGAACTCCTTCCGCATGAAGCGGGCGGAGATCAGGTCGCGGCCGGTGACGCGCTTGAGCACCGCCTCGGCCATAGGCCGGCCCTGCTCGCCCTCGGCGGCGAAGACCAGGCGGCCGCCCTTGAGCGCCGCGAGGTCGTTCGGGATGCCGCCCGACGCCCGGTCCTCGAAGGTCGAGAAGGGCGTCGTCACGCTGTGCTCGCGGAAGACCTCGGTCAACGTGTCGGTGAAGATGCTCTTCCCGTTCGCGCCGGTGCCGTAGTGGACCGCGAAGCACTGCTCGGTCGTGTGCCCGGTGATGCCGTAGCCGACGAGGCGCTGCATGTAGGCGGGCAGGTGCCCGTGGTGGGGGAAGACCTCCTCGAGGAAGCGCTCCCACCGCGGCGCCCGGGCGGTCGCGTCGTAGGCGATCGCGACGCGCCGCGTGAGCAGGAGCGCCGGGTCGTGGGGCCGGAGCTCGCCGGTGCGGAGGTCGACGACGCCGTTGGCGACGGCGAGGAGGTTCGGGTGTCGGTCGAAGTCCTCGATCGACGCCGGGACGCCCTGCACCGCCTGGAGCTCGCGGATCATGGCGTCGAGACCGCGGGTCGTCTGCGCGTGGGCGGCGTAGCGGTTGAGGCGCGCGGCGCGTTTCTTGTCGCCGTCGCCCGCGCCGTCACGAGTGGCCTCGATCGACGCTGTGCGCGCGAGGTCGCGGACGAGGTCGGCGACGGCCTGCGCGTAGGTGCGGACGCCCTGCCGCTCGTCGCGGCGCCAGACGCCCTCGTCGAGGAGGAAGAAGCCGACCTCCTCGGAGTACCGGACGCCGCTGCCGACGCTCTCGATGTAGTCGCGCAGGTAGCGCGCCCCGCCGAGGTCGGTGAGCGAGTAGCGCTCCTCGTCCCAGGCCAGGAGCGCGGCGGTGCGGGACCGCGCGTGCTCGGCCTTGGCGACGTGGTAGAGCAGGTCGTCGTGGAAGCGCTGCGGATCGTCGGCGCGCCAGTCGGTCAGGTCCTTGCCGTCGCGCATCGGGAGGAGCTTGACGGAGACGCCGCGGTCGATGAGGACCTCGGCGAGCGAGGACGCGAACCGGCGGCCCGCGACGTCGCCGTCGCCCGCCACGACGACGGGGCGCCCGTCGAGGGCCTGGACGATCTCGTCGACGACGGTCGGGCTGCTCGCGAGGCCGGCGCCACGGACGCCGAGGGTGTCGAAGCCAGCGGCGGCACCGGTGAGCGCGTCGCCGGGGCCCTCGCAGACGAGGACCTCGTCGTAGCCGCCGAGCCCGGGGAAGTAGCCGACCTTCGTCCACGCGGCACCCTCGGGCGATCTGGGGCCCATCCAGCGGACGGAGGCCGCCGGGTCCAGGGCGCGGGCCTGGAAGCCGCGAGCGACGCCCTGACGGTCGCGGAAGGGCACGACGAGGCGAGGGCCGCCACCGAGGTCGTCTGCGTAGCCGAGGCCGAGACGGTGCAGGTCCTCGGCCTCGAGCCCGAAGCGCTGGCGGGCGTACTCGGCGACGTCGTAGGCCGGCTCGCGGGGGTCGATGGGCGGGCAGTCGAGCGCGGGCATGAGCGCGGTCGCGTAGCCCTCGAGGCGCACGGCCAGCGCCGCCACCTCGCCGGGGCCGGCGGGGACGTCGGCGGAGGCGGTGTGCTTCGACGGGTCGACGTCGCCGGGCTCCATCGTCGCGAGATCGCGCATGGTCATGCCGAGGGCCTCGACGACCTTCGGGGTGGGGCAGCCGGCGCGGCAGCGGAGGAGTACGCGGCCGGCGTCGGAGACGGTGAGGCGGAGGGAGGCCTGCGAGTCGGCGTGGGCCGCGCAGTGGGCGAGCCAGCCGTCGGGGGTCTCCTCGACGTCGTCGAGGGTGGCGAGCAGGTCGGCGAGGGTGGTCAAGCGTGGTCCTTCCACTGACGGCCGGCGCGAATGGCCGAGACGGTTGGGCGCGAAACGCCAAAGTTGGCGGCGAGCTTGCGGTGCGAGACATTGGACGGGGCCGCTCGTATCGCACGAACCTGCGCGAGCGTGAGCTTGGCCGCGTGGTGCGCGGCCCCCGACCGCACAGTCAGACGCCCACGCACGACCGCGTCGTGCGAGTTGTCGGCGTGAGTGCCGATCACCAAGTGCGCCGGATTGCAGCACGGCGGGCTGTCGCACCTGTGGCGCACAACAAGACCGGGCGCCGGGTGGCCGTACGCGCTGGCGTAGGCAAGTCGGTGCGCAAGTTCCTTGCGGGCGCCGGCGCGGATACGGCCGTACCCAAATGGCGTCCGGTAACCCTGCCACTCCCAGCAGGCGTCGTGCGCGGGCATCGACAGCCGGGCCGCGAGACGTGGCAGTGCATCTGCCCAACTGGACGTGATCGATGCGGCGCGGTGTGGAGGGGAGGGAGACATGCCGGAGGAGAGGGCCGGGGAGGCGGAGGCTGCTCTGCGGCCAAGGGCGCCAATTTTCGAGCAGCGCGAGTTAGTGGCGCATTGCGCTGGATTGCTCGAAGCATCACTCGGGGGTACCACTTACGCCCCCAGTTAGGGGGACAAAGTGTGGCCGCGCACCCGTGGTCTCGTGCTCACAGCACCCCGTCCGAGACGGTTCGCTCCAAACGACGCCTGTTGGGCTCCATAATCGAACACACGTTCGAACAAGAGGTGTCGGCACGGGCCGTTATGGTCCTCTCACCGCTCCAGGACGGAGAGGTGCCGGCCGGACACGGGCGGCGATGACGGATCAGGACAGGATGCGCATGACGACAGAAGGACTCGCCGTCGAGGAAGTCGACGAGGACTGGGTCGAGGACGAGGAGAGCGCGTGGTACGTGCTCGTCCCCGACCTCGACCGCCCGGGGGAGTGGCGCACCCTCTGGAGTGATGGGACGCTCACGTCGTGGGTGCCGCGGCGGTGACTCAGTTGTGGGAGGCGCGGTGGTCGGCCTCGCTTTCCCGCACGTGCTCCGCCCAGACCGCCGCGGGGGCGCTCCGCTCGAGGAGGGCCTCCGCGCGGCGGAGCCGGAGGAGCAGGCGGGCCCACGACGCGACGGTCATGACCGCGTAGGCGTCGGCCGTCGAGCGGCGGACCCGCTTCACGAAGGCGACGCCGAACGGCTCGCCGGCGCGGGCGGCCTGGAGCTCGGCACCCTCGAGGCCCTCGCGGAGGCCGGCGGTCAGGTCGCGGTAGTTCTTCGCCTGCGCGACGGCGGGGCTGATGCCGTGGAGGTCGCCGGTGTCGAGCCGGCCGGACTGCGCGACGCGACGCGGGGCGAGGCCGTAGCGGCCGGCGAAGATGCGCTCGAGGGTGCGGACGAGGTCGGTCTCGAACTTCGTGCCCTTGGCCTTCGCGGCGTTGCTCACGAGGCGGCCTCGGGTGGCGTCCAGCCGGCGGCGGCCAGGGCGGCGTGCGCGTCCGTCGAGACGGTCGTCTCGTCGTCGGAGAAGACCGGCGCCGCGAGGACGGCCCAGCCGCTCACGCGCGCAGCCCCTCGAGCAGGTCGGGGCGGTAGCCGGACCACGACTCGACGACGGGCCCGACCTCGGGGCCTGCGCGCTCGACGTCGACGACGGGGGAGGCGGTGAAGCCGCGGGCGATGAGGGCGTCGCGGTGCTCGGGCTGCTCGTCGACGTTGACCTCGACGTAGTCGAGGCCGAGGACGGCGAGCTTGCGCTTCGTCGCCGTGCACGGCTGGCAGGCGTTCTTGCTGTAGACGGTGATCTTCACGGGGGTCCTCTCAGGACGACGAAGGGCCCCGCCTCGCGAGGAGACGGGGCCCAGAATGGGGAGGGTCAGGCAGTGGCGATCTGCACGACCGAGACGACCTGGAGGATCGTCTGGATGAGCGCGAAGACGGCGAAGGCCAGGACCCCGACGCCGACGGGGATCGTCAGCAGGAGGGCGCGTTTCGCGTCGGCCGCGAGGGCGAGGAGCGACAGGTGGAACGTCACGACGACGCCGACGAAGTAGCCGGCGACGGCGAGCACGAGCCAGATGACGCCCCAGACGATCGCGGCGGTCACTCGGCCGCCGGGCCCTTCACCTTGAGGACCGGCTTCGTGTAGCTGACCGTCTGGCCCTTGCGGGGGCCGTTCTTCGCTACGAAGGAGACCTCCTCGAGCTTGATCGTCGCCCGCGTCGGGCCGTTGATCTCCTCGAGCTTCTCGAGAGTGCCCTCGTAGGCGAAGTCCTGGAGGATCGACCACGAGCCGGTCTTGAACTGGAAGACGCCGAGGTCCTCGCTGCCGACGATCTTGAAGTAGACGTCGACGTCCGGGGTCGGGCCGATGCCGTCCCGGCCGCGCTGCTTGCGCTCGGGGAAGGTCAGCTCGGCGTCGGGGTCCGGCGTGCCGTCGTCCTTCGTCTCGCCGTCGGTCGTGTAGATCGGCTTGCCGTTGCGGCCCCAGAGCACGAGGCGCTGGCGGACGGCCTTCGGGCCGGCGAGGAGGATCTCGACCTCGCCCGAGGCGGTGAAGACCTCGAGGTTGTCCTCGCCCTTCGCGGGCCACTCCTGCGGGGCGTCGCCACCGAGGAGGTCGTAGATCGCCGCGGCGACCTCGGGGTCGCCGGTGGTGACGCGCCACTCCGTGAGGGCGGCCGGCGTGCCGTTGAGCTGGTAGCCGGAGCGGAAGCGGCCGACGACGTCGTCCGCGAAGTTGTTGCGGGGCTTGGGCTGGTTCTCGGGGTCGGTGCCGAAGATCTTGAGGCCGGGGGCCATGTTTTCTCGTGTAGGTCAGTGCCGGGGCCGGCGTGAGCCGGGCCGGAGGTGGTGGACAGAGGAGGAGAGGGCCGGGGAGGGTGAGGCTGCTCAGGGACGACGAAGGCCCGCTCCCGGGTGTGGGAGCGGGCCTGGTAGTCACGCGCTGAGTTCGGAGAAGTCCGCGGTCACGACCTCGACCTTGACGCTGACGCCGTGCCAGGGGTCGTCGTAGGCGGTCGTATCGATTCCGAGGCCCATGTCGAGGCAGATGCCCGTCTGACGCGCGAACGCTTCGTACTTGCACGGCGGCTGCCAGTCGAAGTGGGGCGCCCCGCTGTAGCGGAAGGGCGCCGAGCCGGCGGGCAGGATGAAGGCACCGGAGTCCGCCAGGGAGGCGGCGACGTCGATGACGTGATAGTCGAACTCACTGCCCGTGTAGCGCGGACCCCCGCCTCCGCCGCGGTTCACGCGACCGAAGGGCGGGTTGCTAATTGCCACGTCGAAGTGGCCCAGCTCGGGCAGGTCGAAGACAGACGCTTCGACCCAGGTCGCCTCTGGCAGCAGCTTGCGACCGACGTCGATGTAGCCCGGGTTCAGCTCGACGCAGACGAGCTCGATGGGTGCGACGCCGCGGAGCCGGGCGCCGTGCTGCCGCTCCCACACGGCGGCGGAGAGCGCGCCTGATCCAGCGCACAAGTCGATGACTCGCAGCGGCTGCGTTCCGACCTCGAGAGCGAAGTCGAGCGCAAGGTCCCACGGCGTGAAGAAGGCCCCGGCGGCAGTGTTGAGGTGTTCCGCGCCCTCTTGCCAGTGTCGGCGGATGAACTCCTTGTCCTCGTCGGACAGTTCCGGCTGTGCCAGCCGCTCGACCGCCTCGGCGTGCATCTTCGCCTCGGGCTTCGTCAGCTTCGCCATGTGGCGGACTCCTCTCGTGGGTGTGACGGAGGAGAGGGCCAGCCAGCCGGGCGCTGCTCAAATGACGAAGGCCCCTCGCCCAGAGTGGGAGAGGGGCCTTCGTAGGGCGGGGCTAGGCGGCGGTCGCGGGCTTGATGATGCCTGCGGGTCGCGTGATTGCCGGGCCAGGCGTAGACGAGCTCGTCCGCCCGCCGGTCTTCGCCTCCGCACGGTAGTGCGCGAGCGCGAGGACCTCGGCGATCTTGGCCGAGCGCCGAGCGCCCATGTGCGGCAGGATCTCGCGCATGACCGCGGCGGCTCGGGGGCCGCTGATCTCCGTGTGGAAGGTCGGCTTCGCGGGCGCCGGGTGGAGAGCGAGACGGATCGTCGTGTCCATGAGGGTCGCGGCACGACCCACAACGTCTCTATCCGTCATTGCGAGGCGGATGCGCGGGTACTTGCCGCGGTGGGCGTCGATGCAGGCCTCGCCCTCGAAGAGGCCCGCGAGCCAGAGGACGTCGTCGCGGGTGCCGTGGATCACGCGGCCACCTTCTGCCCCGGCCGTACCACCGACAGCCAGAAGCCCCAGCCGTAGAAGCCGTTGTCGCCGCCCTGGCTCTCGACGAGGAGGGCCTTGCCGAGCTCGCCGTAGACGAAGACGCGAATCGTGGCCTCGCCGTCGCTCACGCTGCCGGGCGTGACCGGCTGCGCGCCGCGCGTGTCCCAGTTCTCCGCGAGCTCCTCGACCTCGACGTTCGTGATCGTGCCGCGCACGGTGGTGCCGGGCTCGACGGTGAAGCACCCGTTCGAGCACGCGCAGCCGCCGTGGGTGGCGTGGGCGCGCAGGAGTGTGCCGTCGTCGAGGACGAACGTGAGCACGCGGTCGACACCCCAGCCCTCGCTCAGCGTCGAGACGATCGAGCGGCCGACGAGGGCCTTCTTGAGCGCGGCGACGTCGTGGTACTCCACGGCGCCCTCGTCCCAGCGGTTCACGCGGCCACCCCCGCTCGTGCGCGGGGTGCTCGGCGCTTCGGGCCACCGGTGGCGACCGCGCCGTCCGCGGGGCCGGCGAAGGCCTCACGCTGGACGATCGTGTCCTTGAAGACACGCTCGTAGTTGAAGACCTCGCGCAGGTGGAGGAACACCTCGAAGGCCGCCTCGTCGGCGCGGACAGGCACGAGCTTCCAGCCCTCGGGGCGCACGTGGAGCACGGCGCCGCCGTCGGCCTTCGGCATGGGGATCCGGCTGCCGTCCTCGCGGATGATGTGGTCGGCGAAGCGGTAGGCGGCGAGCTGGAGCCCGACCTCGGCGTGGATGCCCGAGCGCGTCGTCTTGTTGTCGAGCCAGACCTTCTCGCCCTGGATCGTCGCGAAGGCGTCGAAGCTGCCGGCGTAGGCGAGCGAGTCGCCGCGGGAGTCCGACCAGACGGTCTCCTCCATGAAGTGGTACTCGGGCTGGACGACGTCGAGGTACTCCGAGAAGTGCCGGACGAAGGGCTCGAGCTCTGGGGCGACGCGGCCGACGGGCTGCTGCCGGGCGAGCTTCTCGAAGAGGTCGTGCGCCGCGGTGCCGATGTCGGCGGCCTTGCGGGTGTTGCGGTCGGGCGACTTCTTGAGGTGCTCGACGGCGGCGGACGGGTCGCGGAGCGTCATGCTGACGACGGTGCCGAGCTCGTCTACGGCGGTTTGGGCGACCTCCTTGGCGGCCCAGTACCGGAGGAAGTCCTTCGGGAGCATGCCGAGGACGCTGGTGACGCCGGGGACCTTGACGGCCCCGTCGTCGGGGCTGACGTAGAAGCGTGAGCCTCCACGCTTGATGGTGTTGACGCGAGGTGTCGTCACGAGGACGGCCTCCTTCTCTCAGTCGAATAGGACTGGAGAGGAGAGGGCCGGGGGAGCCGCCGGTGCTCAGACGGGCGCCGAGGTGGGGCGGCTGCGCCGGGTGAGTGACGGAAGTGACCGAGAAGACGTCACTCCTGTATCTGCTGCTAAGAGGAGGAGGCTCTAGAGAGGAGATAGGAGAGTGACGTGTTCTGCGTCACTTCTGTCACTCGGAGGGCTGCTTGGCACGAGGAGCTAAAACCCCCGTGTAAGCGCTCGCGTCGAGGTCGTGCTTGGTCAGCTCCTTGAGGAACACACGCCGGGCCCGGGCAACGGCCTCCGGCTCATCGGCGAGTTGCGAGGCGGCTAGAGCCTGTAGCATCTCCAGGGACGCCTCGCTGGCGAGCTGCGCCGCGAACGCGCCGAGGTCGCCCCTTACTACGGCGCTCACGGCGGCGGCGGGGTCGCGGACCGCGTCATGGCTCAAAGCTTGCTCTCGCCCCGTCGCGGCACCGGCGATCCCCGCGGCGTACCCGGCGATCTGGTCGGCGAAGTGCTTGACGCCGGCGCGGTCCTCCTCGGGCAGCCCGGGCACGGCGCCCAGGTCTAGGCGCCGGAGTAGACGGAGCGCCGTGTGCAGCGTCTCGACCATCGTGGGGCCGTCGGTCACGCGCCCGCCGTCGAGGACCGAGAGCGTGCGCGACAGGTCGGCGTTGCGCTCCTGCTGGCGCTCCTTCGGCGCCGCCTTGAGGAGCCCGAGGTCGGCGAGGGTGGCCTCGTCGAGGCGCGCACGGAGGGCGTTGCCGGCGTGGTAGCGGATGGAGGTCAGGAGGCCCGTCGTCTGGTCCGCGGGGATGCCGGCGAGGCTCGTCGTCTCGCGCACCCACGCGCGGTAGGCGTGGCTGCGGCCGAGCCAGTCGGGCTCGCCGGTCCTTGTGACGAAGTGCTGGCGTGCAGCGACGAAGAGATTACCGGTGCGGCGGAGTAGCCCGGTCTTCGCGTCTTCGGGCCCGTTGAGCCAATCTCGAAGGGCTCTGACGGCGGTGTCCTGAAAGCGGCAGAGCTCGTTATCCACGAAAGTTGACACTACGCCGCGTGTGACGTTGAGCGCAAACACAGAAAGGCCCCGGCCGACTCTCGGTTGGGAGAGTGGCCGGGGCCTTGAGGAAATGCTAGACGAGCGAGGCGACGGTGCGGGCCTCGGTGGCGAGGTCCTCGAGCGTGCCGTCGTTGTCGACGAGGAAGTCCTCGGGGTAGTCGTCGAGGGCGGTCTCGGTGGCGTGCCCGCCCCCATCGGCGCCGGGGCGGACGACGCGCACGAGCACGCCACCGGCCCGGCGGACCGCCTCGGCTTCGTTCGGGAAACGCACGTCGGTGACGACGACGGGGCGGCCGGGCATGTAGAACTCGCCGGACGGCCAGCGCCGGACGGTGGCACGGTGCTCGGCGACCGTCGCCATACCGGCGCGGACCCAGAAGTCCTCGTCGAGGGCCCGGATCGCGTTTGTGCCGAGGCGCTGGAGCGTCGCGCGCACCTCGGGGACCGTGTCCTTCGCCGACTCCCAGCCGATCGCATCGACGACGTAGCTCAGGCGCCGGTACTTCGCGACGAGGTCGCCGGGAAGCGCGCAGGGCCCGACGAGCGGGTCGAGCGCGTAGGCGGCCTGGCGGAGCGGGTCGGCGAAGGCTACGCGGCGGTAGCGGAACTCCTCGACGAGGGTTGCGGCGAAGGTATCCTTCCCGCTGCGCTGGCGGCCGATGAGGCCGACGAGAGGGGGGAGCGTGGTCATGCGGTGCCTCCTGGGGCAGTAGGTGTCCCAGGGGGAGAGGGCCGGTGTCGGTGGGGCTGCTCATAATCAGGGCATGGCAGTGCAACCGGACCCCCGCGGCCTCGAAGCGCAGTCGCGCGAGCGCGGCTGGTACGACGTGCACGTCGGAACGGCGGGCCCCTACGAGCTCGTCACGCAGCCCGCGCGCCCGGGCATCTACTTCCTCGTCGACACGCGACGACCGAACGACCTGGCCGCGCGGCTGTTCGTCTTCCACGAGCCGCACCGCGGACGGACGTTCGGCGGCGAGCAGCCGGGTGTCGGCGTCTTCGGGACGTACCGGCTGCGCGAGGCGGTTGAGCTGTGGGTAGCGGGGCACCCTTAAGCAACTAGCCGCGTGCCAGAAGCACGCTTTGTTCGATGCCTTGGCTGTGTTTTCTGTCCTGGCGAGGTACACGCAGCATCACCAGTAACCCAGCAACGGCAAACCAGAAAAGCCAGGGATACGGTTGCCCGGTGCCGAACATCGCTGATTCGGAAAAGTGCATGCCAAGGCCCGCCACTACGGATCCAGATAGCCCGACCTCGATGCCCCACGGCTTACGCTTTAAGAGAGTGCCGATCACACCAACCAGCAGAAGCGCCATCAACGCGAATCCAAGCCAGTTGAGCTCGAAAGCAACCTGCAAGTAGCTGTTGTGGATCGATTGCGGCCGGAAAGTGCTTTGCCCGCTTTCGTACGCTGAGGCAAAGACAGCCTGGGTTGCACCCCAACCATAGCCAATCGGGCGCTCTTGCAGAAGTGTTAGAGCTGTCTGCCAGCCGAGGGTGCGCCCGGCATAAACATCTCCCGAAGCTTCAACACCAAAGCGGGAAACTACGGGCAGCCAAAGAGGGCTACCAAGCCATGCGGCAGCCCCACCAAGCGCGGCAGTGGCGACGAACACGCGCACCCCGCTGCGAAGCGCGATCCAGGCCGCACCCACAACAACCGCCAGGAAAGCTGTTCGAGACTGGGTGAGCGCGATGGTGAGCAGCGGGGGGAGCAGAATCAGGAAGCGCCCCAACGTTCGACGCTCAAGGAATAGCCCCCACGCAATAAATAGCGTGATAACTGCAATCAGAGCAGCAACATTGGGGTTGTTGAACAGGCCCTGAAAGCGGCCGCTAAAGGTAGCTGGGAGGGCGCCAGCGTAGAAGGCCGCTATTCCAATCGCCATCATCATGCTCAGGACAATGATTGCTGCACGGAGGTCCTTGACCACGACTGAGCGGCCCACCCACCGTCGAGTTACCAGCCGGTGCAAGATCAGGACGAACGCGACCATCAGAGCTGCCTGGACTGCCGTGTCGAAACGCGCAGCGGACCATACGATAGATACAGCTGCCATGAACGCAAGCAGCCCGAGCAGGCCGAGCACCCACTTTTCTAAGCGGCTAAGTTTCGCCGGCCGCTGTCTTGAGGTCGTGATGTAACTAGCGGCGAGGAGCAGGGCGACGGTCCCGACGCGGCCGTAAGTCGCAAAATCGGCCCAAACGGGAACAGAGGAAATGGCCCCGAGCGTGCTCACGATGACGAGCACGTAGGAGGCGCGCCACGCGCCTTGCTTCCAGAGCCAAACAGCCGCAGCGGCGAAAGCTGTGGCGAGGGCCACTTGCGCCGGGAACTGGATGGTTAAGAACGCGACTACGCAGGTGGTGAGTACTGCGGCGATGATCCAAGGCACGCGGGCAGCCTAATGGACGGGGTGCCACGTAGGAGAGTTGTTTGAGCAGCCGCAAGAGAGCGCCCCGCCACTCCGCGGAGTGGCGGGGCGCCGACCCGCGCCTAGTTCATGGCGGCGACGGGCACAGCTTCTTCGCTCGTCCCCGTTACGAGACGATTGACGTTCATTTCTCCAGCTTGGATGAAGATGCGCAGCTTCCGATTCGTGCCGATGCCGCCCTTGATGTCGAAGTCGCTTGGCTCGAGTCCGGATACGCCAACAACCGACAGCTCTCCAACTGTGCTCACGGAGTTTGATCCTCGAACACGCAGTGTCGGGCGCGCTCCCGTTGACGCTTGATAGAACGCTGTACCGTGGATAGCCAGAGCGCCGTTGCCACCAAGGGAGGTGGCGTCGAAGGCTTGGCTCATGTATGCGCTGTTGAGCGCCACGTAGCCGCCGTGCATGGTCAAGCGGGCAGCATTACCGGTGAGCGTGGCGATTCGGCCAGAGTTCTCTGAGTGATGGGAGATATCCGTCACGCGGGCCGACGAGCCTACTTCCAGGTCTGTTGTGCACTGCCCGAACTGCGGGTTATAAAGGGTCACGGCTGCGGCGGTGTCGATGCCCTTCGCGGTGTAGTTGCCGTTGAACTCACAGTTCTCGAAGGACCCTTGAATGGACTGTGCACTAGCGATACGCACCTGAGAAACGGACGCGCGACTGAACTGCGAGTCCTTTACGTAGAACTGATCGTTGTTGACGTTGACTCCATCGACGAGCAGTCCGTGATTCATTTGCCACCCGTTGGCCGTGGTAGGCAACCAGGGAAGGTAGCCAAAGAGGCATCGTTCAAGGGTCACGTAGGCGTTCGTACCTTGCGAGTCCCCGGACACGTAGTGCAGGTTCAGACCGGCCGACGGTGTGTTCACCGCATGGCCTTGGAAGTGGACGTCAGAGATGTGGACGTTACGTGAGTCCCTGATGCGCACCATGGGAACCCCGGCGGGCCCCGCCCAACGCAAGGTGGTGCCGTCCCCGCCATAAGCGCCATAGTCAGACGGGTTTCCGACTCCGAGCCCCTTGAGGTGTAAGCCTGTACGGTAGACTTCCAGCGTACGAGACAAGATGATTGGCTCGGGTGAGCTGCCCGGGCGAATCGTGACCGGCGCCACGCCCTGCCCCTTGGAGGCGTCAGCCAAAATCTCCTCGATGGCCTCCCCTGTGTACCGGCCTCCGTCCCACCGCGGGTCGCCGAGAAAGTACTCGGGCGTTGCGCGTGCGCGTAGCTGGATTGGCTCCTTGCTCCAGCTCGTATAGGCACTGAGGGCGTCGAGTACCGCGGGGTCCTTCGGGAGCTTGGTGTTGTCGTCGTAGACGGGGAAGATGCTGCCGGCCATGCGGCCTCCTTCGTGGAGTAGTTCGGGTGGGACGGAGGAGGAGAGGGCCGTCAGCCCTGCGGGCGCTCGGCGACGTGTCGGCCGGGGCTCGTGTCGACGAGGGACGCGCTGCCGTCGCCGCTGGTGCCGGCGACGAGGGACTTGAGGACGGACACGACGGCGGCGAGGCCGGCGATCGACCCGGTCGCGGCCCAGTCGACGTCGACGAGGCCGACGGCGCCGGCGGTGAGGACACCGATCGCAGCCTGGGCGGCGGTGGAGACGGCGCGCTCGGCGGCGTCCTTCCAGAAGGCGGGGGAGTAGATGCTCATTCGCGGGGCCTTTCAGTGGTGATGTAGGCCAGCTCGTCGACGAAGGCGGCGGGCGGCTGGGGGATCGGGTGCTCGGGCGAGAGGCGGTAGACGATCGCGATGAGGCTCCGCGCGAAGGCGAGGAGCTGGCGGGTGTCGCCCCGCTCGTCGCGGCGCTCCTTCTCGAGGTGGTCGACGCGCTCGGCGAGGCGGGCGACCTCGGCGCGCAGGGCCTCGACGATCGCCTGCCACTCACCGACGTCGACCTGCCGCGAAGCGACGTCGGCGGTGCGTGCCGCGGCGCGGGCGGTCGCTCGCGTCGAGTAGCGGACGCCGATGAGGGTGACGATCGCGCCGAGGAAGAGGCCGATCGGGCCGAGCGCAGACGAGAGCCAGTCAGGCACGCGGGCTCCTCTCGAGTACGGGCCCGGTGTCGGGCGGGGGCTCCTCCGCCTCCTTCCAGCCCGCGACGATGAGGATCAGGGCGAGGACGAGGAGCCAGCGCGACGCGCCGGTCCAGCCGAGGGGCCAGTCGGTCATGCCGACGAAGTAGCCGACCCACGACCAGACGTAGGAGAAGGCAACTACGGACGCCGGCACAACGAGGGCGGCGAAGCCGAGGGCGTCCCGGCCGACGCCGCGGAAGGCGGCCCACAGGCCGAGGGCGGCCGGGACGAACCATAGGACGGCTCGTGCGGCGACGGGGAGCTCGGTGTAGAGGATGAAGCGCCCGTCGTCCTCCGTCGGCGCGAGGACCGCGCGGAGGCCGGTCAGGGCGTAGGTCAGGGCGAAGACGGCGAGGGCGAGGCCCCGGCGCCCGAGGCGGGCACGGAGCCAGGCGTAGGCGCGGGTCATGCAGCCTCCAGGGCGTCGAGTCGGGCGAGCACGTCGTCGCGAAAGGCGCGGGTCTCGCGGACGTGCTGCTGGATGAGGGAGAGGCAGACGACGCCGAGGAGCTCGTAGCGGACGCCGCGGAGGCGGTGGGCCTCGTCGTAGATGCCGAGCATCGGCTCACGGCGGACGACGAGCTCGGCGATTAGGCCGAGCTGCGCGGTTTTGTCGGGGTCGTCTTTGTAGGCGAAGACCTTAGGGAGCAGGGTGAGCCAGTGCTCGAGGTCGGCCTCGAAAGTGGCGAGGAGCGTCTTCGTCGACATGGTCGACGGGGCGTAGCCGAAGTTCCCATCCTGGTCGACGTACATCGCGACGTAGCCGACGGTCACCTGGTTCGCGCGGACGCCGGTGGAGGTCATGCCGGCGTTGGCGGTCAGGCGACCGCCGGTGGAGAGCGTGCCGCCGATCGAGCCGGTCCCGGTCGCGGTGATCGTCGTCGAGGACGACAGGCTCGTGCCCGCGACCGGCCCGCTCGCGGCGACCTCCGTCGGCGTGATGCGCCCGGGGCTGGCGACCTTCGTCGCGATCGCAGCGTCGGCCTGCTCGCGCGTGTAGTAGCCGGTGGCGAGCTGGTCGCGGATGGTATCGCCGAGCTCGGAGACAATCGGCTTGACCGTGTCGGCGATGCTCGCCTGGTTCTCGCGGACGGTGCGCTGGAGGCTCTCGAGCCGGCGGGGGACGCGTGACTCGGCGTCGGCGACGCGGGCAGTGATCGCCACTAGGCCTCCTCGGGGTCCTGGAGCACGGGAGTGATGGTCTCGGGGAGCTTGTCGGTCTCGAAGGCGAGCTCCCAGCCGACGGCGCGGGCGGTGCCGACGAGGCCGCCGGGGAAGGCGGGGTCGAGCTCGCGGCCATGCCGGTCGACGCCGCCGATGACGTAGCCGATCTCGTCGCCGGCGTTCCAGTCGACGCCGACGCGTGGTGCGGAGCGCGTGACGCTCGACAGACTTAAGGCCCGGACGCCGCCCGCGACAGCGGTCGCCTCGCGCCGGGCGTGGGCGGTGAGGGTCGCGACGTCCGTGATCGAGGTCGACGGCGGCTTCTC